CAGCCACACCAATGCCAAAAAGGCCGTAGGGGTTAAGCTCATAAGGCACTGCACAGTACGGAATGCGGGTAGGTGTGAAAGGATTAAGAACTAGACGCAGGATTTGGCCGTTACAGATCCAAGCATTAACCTCAATCTGGTCAAGGTCTTTTAATTCTTTAGGAATATCTACTTCAGCAGCATCCGCTAACGCAGAATCCAGTATTCCCCAGTACTCTAGTACCTCATATCGCTCAATAGTGCCTGTTTGGGTGTGATCTTCTAGTGCATCTTCCCAATACTCACGAGCATAGTCAGGGCCAAATTCAACCGCTAATTCGATGCTTTCGTCCCTAAAATGGGGTCTTTTCTTTAGATTACGCAGTTGTGTACGGCTTAAACGGTGTCTTTGTATGGTAAACTCAGCATCATCCATAGATCTAGCATCTGGGTCTGGGTACATGTCCCATATACTGACGTATTCAAGCTTTGGGATGGTTTCAAACAGAGGATCGTAGTTACCTTCTGCGTCCCAGCGAGGATATTCCTTATCCTGGGCGAATGGCCCCTTAATAATACCTGTACCAAACAAGGCGCACTCAAATGCTGCGGATCGAAGGTGCTTATCAGCGTTGGTTTGCTCCAACTGGTCGTGCATCTTCTTTTCCATAAGCTGTGCTGCACGTTTAGCAGGCTCATAGGTGATGGAACCAGGGTTTGTACCCGCACCAGCCTCTAGATCGTCCTTAATAGGCTCTAACCTGTCTTTATACAGGCCAAGCTCTTTAGCGATATCAGGACGTACAATATTACGGGGTACTTTATAGTCCACACCCGTCTGTTCTTTAACTTTTTCTTCAGTAAGGCCGTTTGGATCAAAGCTTACGTTATCTGCCACGTTATTAGGGTAGCGCCGTGCCTCAACACCAATCGGAAACTTAGCTCCAGCAAACAATACATCAGTCATCTGGGCATATGCAGCCAAAACCTTAGTCTTTGTGATCTTAACGAATGCCTGGGACTTCTCAGTGTCAGTAAATTGTACTTCAGGGCCGTATATACCACGATAATTGCGGTAAGCGCCTAGCCAGCGGGTTTCTTCGTTTAAACGGTGATCTTTGGAACGCCTATACTGTCCAAGAACGTAAGCAGATAGTCCAGCATACTCATTATTCTCCTGTTCAACATCACCGTCTTCATCCAGCGCAATCACATTTGATGCTTCAGCAGAGTCTTCAGGGTCGAAACCAGTAGGTTTGTCCATTAATGCCATATTTTAATATCCAAAAGTTGAATCTGCAGGTTGCCAACGCTGTTGTGGGACGCCTCTACCCCGATCAAAGGGCGAAAACGCACGAGGGCGGCTTGATACGCCGTAGCGCAGGCTGTCGTAGGTGTGGTCAGATGCATATCTTTGATCAATATCGTCAGTGCCTTTCGGGCAAGAAGGTATAACAGGAAGATCCGATATGATCTGTCGGCAAGTATCGAAGAAAACGATCCCCGGCATATCCGTATCCTCATCTACCTTCAGTCTTTGGTGGACTTGGTTCTTACCGGCTACCCGTGAGCCAGAAGATCGATCACTAGGACGCCACTTGCAGCCCATGATGATCATCTCTTCTGCTATGCTGGGGCCGATCTGCCCTCGTTGATGCCAACAAGAACTGTCTAGTATCCCAAACTTAATACTATCGCCTTCTTCCGCATCTAGTACCGCACGACCAAGGTCTTTGCCGGTGTGCTTAGATACATATAACTCACGGTAGACGATGAGTGTCTCATAAGCAGGATCTATGGCGTACCAGTGTACCGCAGAGTAAGAGCTATACCCGTAGTCGGCTGATCTAAACTTCACCCAGCCAGCAGGTATATCAAAAGGCTCCACAACATGTACCGAAGGCTTAAACTCTGAGAAGGCTGCACCTTCTGCAACACTCCAATCACCTTCTAGTAGCTGTCTGCGCTGGGCCTCTGGTAAGGATAGAAGGTTGGCTTCGTATTGCCCGTCATCATGTAGGTACGGATTATCTTTAAGAGTTGCAGGGATAAACCTACGGCTGAATAAAGACTGTCCTGCCTTCTCGTGCTTAGCAGGATATCTTAGAACCTCACCCGTTTCGATGTCTGTAGCTTCAAAAGCCTTGCCTGGTGGGGCAGGGTCAATAAAAGCCTTACGGACCCAAGCGTGTCCTGGTCCACCAGGGTTAGATGTTGCCCTCATAAAAATTGGTAACTCAGGATCTGTGGTACGAAGTCGTGATCTCAGGTACACAAAACTGAACGGGGTGGCATACTGCGTAAGTTCGTCCACTGCTATGTAGCTAAACGACTGACCCTGGTATCGCATCACATCATCGTCACGCTCTAGGTAGGTCATCCATAATCTGGCCCCTGACGGGAATATCCACTGGCTTTTCTTCTCCTGCCATTTCGCTCCTGGGTACGCTTTCGGATAGAGTTCCTGTGATTTGAAAACCAATTCCCGCAGTTCATCGTTTGTGCGGCGAAGGATGAGTCCACTGAATGCAGCATTTGAAAAATAGCGCAGGGGATCTGCAAGTAGCGCAAAGCTTTTTCCTGATCCCGCACTTCCACCGTATAGCACTTCTCTTTCGGGTGCAGCGAGAAACTCCGTTTGCGGCCCAGGGTTGGGGGCGAATATAACTTCTTGTGTCTTTGCCTGTGTTTCAACCGCTGAGAAATCCAGTGAGTTACTAAGTTTATTTTGTGATGATTTATCATCGTAAGCTGAAAGCTTCTTAGTCATCAAAGTCTGAACTCTTTTAGCGTCAGACCTTTTGCGCTTAACAGCAGCAATGGTTTTATCTTTTTTAGTCTTGGGCTTCTTAGCCTTGTTGGCTTTAGCCATCGCCTTAATACGAGTGCTATCAGGGCGCTGGGCTTTCCAGATCATTATCACACCTTGGTGCGAAATCTTTCTACCAGCTTTATCACTTAACCATGCAGCCGTCTTACGAGTGCTATGCCCTTGCTCCAGATAGTCCAGCGCTTCTTCAATCAGAGGGATGATGTCCATATCAGGATCTAGAACAAGCGGATCATCTTCGTTGACTTTGTAGCCATAAGGCATCCGTGCTGTGGCGTTAGGGCGAGTTCTGCTATCCCACGTCATCGACAGATTTCGGTGGAAGGATAAAGATGCCGCCACTCGTACTGCTGACCTCAACTTGTTCCTTTTTAACTAGGCCAGTACGATCAAGGATTTCACGGGCAGCAGCAATAGAGTTCCGTGCGCCCATAGCGCCAGGATCATCCAGTACATCAATAATGCCAAAAGCTGCTTTAGGTGCATTGATAGCAAGCATTAAGCTGGCACGGTCAATAATCTCCTCACGAAGGTTCTTAACAACCTCACCGCTTTTAGTGGTCTTAGCATAACCCGCTACATCCATAGCCTTACGGACGTTACCTCTGGCTTCACCCAACAGGGCTTCCAGAAAGGCTAACTGCTTTTCGCTATATGTTTTAGCTTCATCTATCATAGCTATTTTTTCTTCTCATTTTTCTTAGCAAGAGTATGAGCAGCCTTAAAAGATTTACCAGCTACCATAGCTGTACGCATATCTTTCATATGCTTCGCACTATGATGTTTCTTATGCTCTTTCATCGTAGCTTCTTGAGCCTTGGTCAGTGCTGCCATTATGTTTTAGCCTTCTTCTTTTTAGCTTTATTCTTTTTGGAATTAGGGAAGCCAGCCTTCATATCCGCATAAGCTTTAGGACTTACCGTGGAATCTTTCTTAGTCCGGCTTTTGCCAGACTTTTGCTGCTTATTCATATTATCATATAAAGACATTTATTCACCAATTCTTGCAGGACCAGTAACGAGCAGAAAGCTTTGATGGCCTATCTGTGTCGCACCTATGCCTAGCTCTAAAACTCTTACGCCGGTCAGGGTTAGATTTCTTAATCCGCATGTTGGAATCGCCATAACGGACGATCTTTTCTTTGCCGTCTTCACAGGCTTTAACCACAAACTTCTTGGGACCATCAGGAGTACGGCGGGGTTTGTTACACGCCATCTTGTCCTTATTGATAGCCATTACTTTCGTTTAGTAGCCATGCCGCCGTAGCCGTAGCCCATAGGCTTTTTCTTAGCCATGCCACCCATATTCATCATGGGCTTCTGCATAGCCATTCCACCAGTCTTCTTCATAGCCATACCGCCCATGTTCATCTTAGGGGTAGATGCCTGGGTAGCAGGATTAGAGGCCCCGCATTTAGCTTTCGTCATTTTCATCAGTGATCTCCCGAATAATGAAAGGATTAGGATCTTCCATCTTGGCAGCGGCTTCGTCTGTCTCGAAGTATTCCGCATAACCTCTGAAGATAAGATCTTTGTTATTAGCTTGCCCCTTCGTAATAAGACCCTCTTCATAAAGAAGATCACGCACAGTCCGTAGAGATAACTCTTGGCCGGTACGCTCACGAATGGCAGCACGAATGTATATGAGATTTATCATGGAGCTTTCTACGCCCAATACCTGTATTGTATCATTGGGGTCAGGTTTAAGTCAAGCACTTTATTAGGTGGCATTATTAGGGTTGACTGATCCGTCAGACGTTGTATAATAAGTTATACGCCCCCCCCTATATACCTATACTACTGCTATAAGGTTATAGCTTTAAGGTAATAGCTTGAAGGTATGGGCTATGGCCGAAACCACTCAGTATCCAAAATAAGATATACGTCTAATCTCACCTCTAGTAATACCGATATCCCTTAAAGCACTATCGCTTAGATTCTGTAATTGCCAATAAGCTACTCTACGCATCTGGGCTTTCTGAATCATATTAATGATTTTAACAAACATAACTACTCTCCTGTTTCTGTGTTGCTACATATATTATAGCACCACTTAACTAAGGGGAGTTTTGTCGTTTAAGAATACCCGATATGCTTTACTTATTGGGAAGACCTATCTTCAC